TCTTTTAAATTCTGAGATACTGTAACAGTGTCTATTGCTTCACCATTTCTATGCATTTCACTACAAACTTCCCAAATTAGCTTTGTCTTATTGTTATAAAATGCATCTCCATCTCTTATCCATCCATTACATTTTTTAAATATTTCATTACCTTTTAATAAAATAGCACCAATAACAGCTTCTTCTGCTTCTATTGAATTGGGAAATGTTTTTAGTCCCATATATCCTCCTTAAATTAAACTCATCTGCTGATTAGCAGGTTCGTAGTTAGTAATTACTATTTCATTCTTATAATCTCTTTTTTGAGTTTGCCCTGAATATTTCACTGGTATCTTTTTGATTAAGAATTCTTTATACAGTTCCATTACTATTTCTCTATCATCATAGCTTATCATGAAGTTTGCACCTGCTTTGTCTATTGTTTTAACTAATTCTGCCAATTCTACGTGGTCTTTTTCTTTAAATGAATGAAAATAGTAATCACTTCTTTCTCCTGCCTTTATATATGGAGGGTCATAGTACCAAAAATCACCATCTTTGACTGGATAACGCTTATGTAATTCTCTGAAATCAAGATTTTCTATAACTGTGTGCAATAGTTTAGTTCTACCGTAATGCATGAAATCCAATACATCTGTGTCCCAATCATCTTCTTTTGACATTGGACAGAAATAGTTGTTGTTGAAAGTATTCATTATTATATAATAGTATTTAGCTGCTCTTTTGTAATCTGGAAATTCTCCCATATGTTTATCATTTAATTCTAATCTAAAATTATAAAGCAGATGTCTTGATTTAGGTATCATTCTGCAATATTTTTTAAATGCAGCAAAGTCTTCACATATAACATGGTATAAGTTTGCAATATCGTTATCAAAATCATTTACTATACTAAGGCTTGCATTAACTTTTCTAAAGTACATTGAAAGACCGCCTGCAAATACTTCAATGTATCTTTTATGTTCTGGTATCATAGGTACTAAAACCTTACTTAGCTGATATTTTCCACCATAATAGGGTATTATGACAGGGCAGTCAGACCATTTGAATGATGACATCTATTATGCAGTAGCCCATTTCTTTACTGATGAATACAATTTGTTTTCTAATTGGTGGGTTGTATTGTATTTTCTATTCATTTTATGTGTATTGATATATGTAGCAACATTGTACAAATCCCAATATGTTTTTGGCTTGTTTGCAATCATATACCGTGCAATGAACACTGACATTGTGGAAGGGAAGAGTTCTATAAGCTTGATTATGTGAGACTGTTTGAGTTTAGTATCTTTTAGTAATGGTAGTTGTCTGCCTTCTTCTTCTGTTTTCTCAATGACATCAACGATTACTTCTTCTAAGTTATCTAAATTGACATTTCCAATATTATGCTTATAATTATACTTTTCAATTATATTACCTATAATCATACCGTTGCTACAAACTAGCCTAAAAGCACCTGACAATATATGAACTTGCAAACTTCCATCATAACTATTTTTAATTATGACCTCAGGATGCATTTCATCGCCTTTACTAATTTCTATTAGCGAATTTGGTAATGACCATTTCCATATTGTACGCTGTCCATCGCCTAAACTAACTGCTTCTCGTAATTTTGCTTTATGCTGCTTTAAGATTGGTTCAGCTGCCTTTACTATTTGGGAGTTAGGTACTAGCTTATATTCATCTGTCATACAGCTCAATACCTGGTTAGTATCTTCTCGTACTATAAACTTATAACCTGTATTTACATTTACATCACTTATGCCAGCTTCACTATTATAAGCAAAGTTAGCAGGGTATTCTTTTACGGGAAACAACGTTGATTCAATTGACATTAATCCTCCTTTAGTTTTACAACAGATGGTGGCTTACCAATCATCCGTCTTTCAAACTGTTTTTGTTTATCTTTATTTGAATTGTGATTCAGAATTATTTGTGTTAAATATTTAAACCCTTTACCTTTATAGTAATAATTACCATTTAGATATTGTTGAATTCCATATTTTACAATTTCGTCTGAAACCTGTGATACCCCTTGATAAAAATAATATTCTTTTATTATATCATTTTCACTTGGGATGTTTGTTGTTATACTACTAACAACTTTTCTCATTATACTTTTAGTGAATCTTGAGCGTTTTCTTTTTAGTTTTGCTATTAGTCTTGATGGGTTAAAAGTATTAGATGATTTTTTAGTGTATCCACAACATGGACATTTATAATTAAGTACTGTCACTTTCTTCCATATCTTTAAACAGTGGCTTTTTTTCTTTATCTTTTATTTCTTTAGCTGCTTCTATGAAATATTTTGCTCCATCAACCGATGCTCCTGGTCTCCATCCTAATAATTGAAAATAATCTTCAAGTTCTTCTGTCTTTTCGTTCATAGCCATATCGTGTATTTGTCCCATTTTACTCATTTGTTTTCTTTCTTGGCATTCTTCTGCCTCCTTTTTTTAACTTGATTAGATGTTCTCCCCAGCCGACTCAGCTGGGCGTTTTTCTTTATTTTTTCCCTTTTACGGGCTTTAGCTTTTCTGTTCGGCATCAGTTTTCTTTCCTATTAGTTTTCCTAGGGAAGTTCCTTGATACCACCACCATCCATTCCCATTTTCTTCAAATAATGCTTTTCTATCAGCAATGTATTTTGGGTCATCAATATCTTTATAGGGGAATCTCCCTTTAGGACTTTTTCTCCAGTCGTGGAGATTTCTATCTTCTTCTTTCATGATTCCTCCTCGGTTTAGAAAGAGAGAGCACCTGCCACATACCTGTATCAGATGCTCAATCTTACAAAGTTTAATTAGTATCTTTGTTTGCCAACAGTCAATACACTTTTTCTTTGTCAAGCCTCTTTCTGTTTTTATATTTTCTTGGGGTTTTTAAGTCAGTTTCATCGTTAAAATCAGTATTATAGTTATACTTATACATATATTTTAATCTTTTATGTGCCTTTGTATATTTATCTTCATAGTTTTTTAAAATAGCCATTTTTAATCCAATGTTCTGCTAATGTTATTATACTAATTATGCTAAAAAATATTATTACAAAAGATACTGCAATCCATACTAAAGAACCTGTTATTGTTATTAACCATTCCATTATTTAATCTCCTTTATTTCTGTCATATTAGAAATTATTCTTTTACCAAGATACGAATCAGGATTATCTTTTATAGGTGTTGATGTAATTACTACTCTTGCATTAACGTTGGAATCTAATAATATTCCTCGTGTTCCACTACTTGTTTTGAATAAAGAGCCCACTGGAATGTCTTTTAAATACTTATATCCAGGAGCTGGCTTGGATTTAAATCCATTTTTTAATGCTCGTTTTACTAATGTTTTTATTTTCATGTGGTTCTCCAAATTAATGAGGCTAGAGCCATAGCATATGCTGCCACCCTCTTGTTTTATTGTTTAGATGCACCTTGTTGGAACATACTGGCAATACCTAGCCTCAAGTATATACGACTAATCTAGTCGCATTTAGAAAGGAACGTCATCAGAGCTGACTTCATCAGCTGCTAATCTTTGACCATCCTTCCAATTAGTGGCAGTAAATACTTTCCAAGTAGAGCGTTTCTCTCCATCTTTTTCATAGAACTCTCTATTTAGTTTAGCTAAAGCAGGAAGACCTATTATATCTTCTTCTTCTACTTCTGCTAATTGTGTTTTACCGTCCTTTGTTTCGGGAAACTGAACGCCAAGTCCTTGAAAGAACTCAACATATGTTCTATTTCTCCAACCTTCACCTTCTCCTGGATTTTCTGTTAACCATATCCCCTTAGATTTGAACCTTTTCCCTTTCATAAATGAAGCTGATATTTTTACTTCATTACCATCTTCATCTTCAACTGGCATTAGTTCATCTTCTACATATCCATGTTTAATGATAGTCATTTTAGATACTTCATCCGCTATTTGAAATTCTATATTGAAGACTTTTTGTTCACCAAATTTGGTTTGAACAGTTCTTCCTTCAAATGAACTTACATGAGCAGGATATGTACCTGGGGCTATTGCAATTATACCATCTGTGCTAACATCGTAAACAGTGTCTGTCATATTAATCAAAGTATCACCTCTTAATTAGTTTTGATTGTTGTTGTGTATTCGTTTATTAAAGTTGTGACTTTTGTTCTTAGCTCAGTCATCTTATTGCTATAGTCAGCACCATTTAATCCTTGAAAATAGAATTGAGGCGTTACAAATGTGCCACTGGCAGTTTTAACAACTCTCTTTTCATTACGAGTTCTAGATGAAACAAGACCTTTATCTTGCATTTCCTGTAAAGATGCTTTTGTTAAAACACCTTCTTTTTGCAGAGCTTCTGCTTCTGCTACTGTTAGTTTACCCATTATGAGTCTCCTTGTTATTATTAAAATCTTCAGGCATAGGAAAGTGACCATTATCTTCTATTGAGTATGAAAAGTAACTTGGGTTAATAGATACTGATTCTTTATTTTCAGTTTCAAAACACATTATGTTTTTACCCATAATATTTCTTGTTCCTTTGTATACTATTCTTTCAAATACTTTACCATCATTAGTCCCAACAGAATAGACCAATCCTCTTTCTAGTAATTCATTATTAAAACTACTTGAATCTATTTCTATCATCCTGCCAACCTTTCTAGTTTTGCCAAACTTGCTTTATAGTTACCACTATTTATAGTTCCATTTTCTATTAACGATTTAACCTTTTCAAACTGTTCATCATCAACACTTAAAGCCACTGATGTTAAATTAGCTGCCTGCTCATCATCTAATGTAGGGTCATCGGAACGATATACATCAGCTGCTATGTCCATATAGACATTGAATGCTTTCTTCATGCAATCTGTATTAGCTGATTTAATATCATTACCAATTTCTACAAACTCTTCTGAGCCACGCTTAGTTTGAATCCTATGAGCAGCCACCATATCTCCATCACGCCATAGACCATTATCTAACCATCTTAATCTGCCATGAACTACATAAGCTGCAGTACCTAGAGCTTCTGACTTTATTATAGTCCAACTCCATCCAGGAAATTGTTCATTTGCTATTTTTTTCATGTATGACAGTTCAACATAATCAAATCCCATTTTTTTCTTTACTAAGCCTTTTGGTGTTTCTATTTTCCCGACATTTTTATGCTGATTTGTAATATTTTTAAGTGAATCTTGAATTATATCCAAGTTCACATTGGTTAATGCTAAATCATTAGCCATTATTCCACGCCTCCTCTTCTTTTATTTTTTCTAATAATCTTTGTAAGTAAACACACATATCCATAGCTTCTTCTAATGCCTCTGTGACCCATTGTTCAGTTGATTTTTCAACTTCGTGTATTTTGTCACCATGCTTTTTATTAGAAACTATTGCTCTGTTTGAAAACTTTATCATAAGATTGTTTACTGTATCATCTTTACTTATATGGAATACCATTCTATCATTTACCTGTTTCACTATATACCTTGACAGTGTATATCTTTAAAGCCACAATATCTACATTCCCAATTCATCATAGGTGTACCATAGCTACCAGGAATTAGTTCTGCTCCATTATCAGATGATACATCTTCTAATGTGTCATTTACTTCTTCCCAATATTCAATAGCACTACCAATCCATTCAGCAGGTAACCTTTCTTCTCTAAAAGCACTTGTATCTTTATTATACCATAATATGCTCATATCAATATTGGTTGTTTCAAGCTCTTCACCTAAACCAAATGCATATGTTCCTAGCTGTAAATTATAATTGACACTACCATTCTTTTCTTTATTTCTGCCAAACTTCATCCTCCATTTGTATGAAGCAGATGTTTTAATATCATAGAGTTTTATATGCTCTTGTTCTCTATCATAAATAGCAGCATCTAAGTGACCAATAACGTTTATTTCAGGTATTTTTATTTGATGTTCAATGTACAATTTCAATTTTGTATCTGTACGCCTAAAGTAATTCTTTAAGCTCTCTTGGATATCTTCATGAACTATTGTACCTAATCTAAGTAATCTCATAACCCTTTTTTCAAGGGGTGGTTCGGGAAGATTTTTGCTCTTTAAATATTGTTTTCTAAAGCAACTTCCTGCCGATGAAGCACTATAAATACCTTGATGCTCTTTATACTTTTCACGATTTTTTGTATTTTTTTCAGTTAACCAATCTGCATATGCAGACTCAACAAAACCAGTAATATCTTTCATATTTCCTCCACGAAATTAGGTCTAAATTTAACAATAATAGGACTTAACTCAAAGACAAATCGCTATTAAAGGTGTGGTTCGTTCATTGCCATTGGAGAGAACCTATCTCTCCACTTAGTTTCTTCTTCTTTTCTGCCTTTATAAGTATCTTCATCTCTAAGCTCTTTATGTTTAGCTTGAAGTTTTCTTCTTATTCTTGTAGCAGATTCCCATTGAGTTAGATGACCTTCAACTAAATAGTTCAAAAAATGAACAGCCGATACAGCTTTTATGTCACCGCTATAATGTATCGCTTTAAGGTCATCAAACCATATTCGTGCCATTAAGGTCAAATCAGACTTCTGATATTTAACATTTTCAGCTAATAGTTTTTTTACTCTATTTCTCATTTCTTTCGTCCTTTGCTACTTTCATCATTGCCCATATTAACCACATTAGTAAACTGAACAGTATTATATATGTTGCTATTCCTAACATATTATAAATCCTCCACTCTGTTGACAAAATGTAGCAAATGCTTTAACATTATCTACATTAAATGGATAGTGAGATATCCAGTTTTCTTTATTCTGAGCTTTTTTCCATTGAGTACGATATGGCTCTGGATAATCAGCAGGTACTAAGTCATCACCATGTTTAGCTTTGCAATTTTTACTGATTTTATCCATTTCTTTTTTAACTTTTTTATTATGAACATCTGCTTTTGCTTTTGCTAATTCATATCTTCTATGTACCATATCAACAGTCCCATCAGCTAGATTTTCAGACAGTCTTTTTCCGATTTTTATAGCTTTATATTTTGCTATCTTTCTACCATCGTTATAATTTCCACTTTCCATATCTTTTTCACTCAAGAAATCATCACAAGTATTACATACAAAGTCCCATAACGGTCTCCACCACCAGACATTATTACGAAAATAACTGCCTGGATTATCTTCTCTAAATTGGTCTTGTAATTCAAAATACCTATCTGTAGTAGCTTCAGGTATATCCATTGACCAATCTAACCATCCATCTTTACCATATAATTTCAATATGTCATTATATTCTTGTAAATGTTCTGTGTTTATTGTTGGGTCTAACCCAGTTAAATCGAATCCCATAGTAATCTCCTATTTGCGATGAATGGCACCGTAGACATTTCCGTCTTTTTGAGGTACTCTTTCATCAAATTTTAAACGACATTTATCCAAAACGACAACTAATCTTCCTCCCTCAACATACGCATCAACAATTTTATCAGGGTATTTGCTCTTTATTTCTGCCATTGATATTTCTTTTAATCTTTCAATAACAATGTCGTCCTGCTTATTTTTCATTAATTTCATTATTTGTCCTTTCGTCTTCAAGTAATGAATCAGTGTCTTTATCTCCAGTAATAACAGGTGGTTCATTTGTCCATGCTTTTTTCAATTTATCATAATCACGCATTATTGTGAACCACTGTTCTTTGCTTAAATTTGTCATTTCTCTTGCTTGTGGGTCAAACATATTATATGTTCCACTTTCTCGAACTTCTTCAAACTTTAAAAAATCTTTTTGTGTTACGCTAATTGACATTCTTTGTCTCCTTTTATCATATTTTGGGTGTGTTTGCCCTATTAATCTTCTATTTCTTTCATAAGATTTACGTTTCATCTATCACCTCTCATTGTATCTTCATCTGGTTCATAGTCTAACAGGTCTAATTCTTTACCGCAATCATCACATGATATGCCTTCGCTAATATTCGTATCATATTCTCTTGCTTGATATGTGGTATTTTTATGTGAGCAGTCAGCTTTATCACTGTCGTTACCATATAGTTCTTGGTCTGATGGTCTTGCATCCAATTCCATGTCATGTATATCAGGCATATCTGTTTCTCCTTCTTTTGTTTGTATAATCTACAAGTTTACCATTCCATTCAAAATATTGCTCGTCTTCGTGATGAGACTCTTGTGAGTTTGTGTAGTAAAACTTCTCAATTATCTGGACAATATCTATTTTGAACTCATCACTGACGTATGGTTCTAATGCATATTTACCAACTGAGATAAATTGTTTTGAGTAGCCCTCATCATTGCTAACACCAATATCAAACCAGCCTAAGTCCAGCCATATATATTCATCTGGGTCGACTTCTTTTAAAGCTTGTATTTGGCTTGCAGATTGTGATTGTCTAAGTTTCATTTATTTCCTCTTCTTTTAATTCATTATTATATCCCATTACAGTTTCAAGCATCTCTAGTTCTGTTATATCTTTGAATATATCAGTATCTTCATTCATATATCCTAATCGTATGAACTTCTTTAACTCTGAAACTTTATCAACATACAATGAAAGTATTTCATCTTTTGTTAGATTTTTCATAATTGTTTACCTTTCTTTACATCTATCAACTATAAACATAAATTCATTATGTTCTTTCATCAAATTTTTATCACTACAATATTCTACCCTGTCTGTATCGTTATTATATATTTCAAAATAGTTAAATTCTCCATATCTGAAGAACATATGATATGATAGGTTTCCTCTTTCCCATGTAATGCCAAAAAATGCTTCATCGTATACAATATCTATTAGTCCTTTGCATAATGATATATTCCATCCATTTTTATGCATTGATTTGTATTGAGTTAGTTGCATTAACATTAGAAATTTCCTTCTGCTACTTGTAAGCAAGTTAAATCGAGTGCATTACGCCACATTGTTACTACTTGAGTTCTATCGTCAAGTACAAACAGTATATCCCATTTATCTTTAATAGATTTAAGATATATTTCATGTTTTACTATAGAATCTTTTCTATAATCACCACTTTCTCTCATAAATAATGAGTAATCATGACCTTCAATGAAATCGTGAAAACATTTCTTTAAAAATACACGAGTTTCTTCTCTGTACATATCTTCACGGCCTGAACAAAATACTATATGATGAGTCTTTGCGAATGCACTACATATTTCAAGTATTGGCATATTTATTAAATCTCTGTCACAAGTACTGGCATCATACCAAGTTCTGCCTTTATGCTTTAACGCTAAAGTTCCATCTAAATCACACATTATCGCGGGCTCATTCCTTATAATTACATCATTTTCATACACTGTATCATTTTCTTTGTTCACTATTGCTATCATTAGCATTCTCCTAATTTGATTAAAAAAAGTTTGGGGATATAATGCCGAGTCCCTTCACATCATCTACTCAGTTGTTCACATATTGTAGAGTGCAGAGCAATCCTCGATATCGTATCACTAAATGAGTGAGAGTCCCCACATCATTATTTCGGCAATAGCCTTTGTTTGATTAACTTCACAGCTTAAGGTAGCTGTATATCCCCTCGGATTACCACACATCCAAATTTGATTGACCTGAGATTACAGTCATTAGCGACAAGTCTTTGAGAGGATTATTGTTTCCCTCTTTTATCCACTAATCTTGCGATTAGTATCCTGTCAGACACAATGAGTAACGCTCATCACTCGTATCGGTTAAGTTATCTACACAGTTAATAACTACAGTGCAAGTCTGCCGACCGCCTAAGACTTATAAAGTCACCTGAGCTTTCACCATGAACATCAAATCTTTCGGATTTAATGCACCTCATTGTTTCAGAGGTAAAGTGTCCTATGCTCTCAACCGTCAACAGACTATTGATTTTCTTTATTATTATGAATAGCAGGTATAGCCTGCCAATCTTAATTGGTAAAGAAGGGTATGGTGAAGGTAGTGCTGCTGATTGTAGTTCTCACTCTTTCGAGCAAGTATACTACGACTACCTCCTATACTTATGTTTTGCGACAAACATAGAATATGGTCTTGACAACTATTATCTTAATCTTTCGACAAGATAACATATATCGACTATAAATAGCAACTGCTCGCACACTTATGCCATTTACTATGGGTTCTCTTATTGGTATCACTACCTCATTGTACTTTACCCAAGCACAAATATAAGACTTAGCCGCTCAAAGAGACTTAACTTTAGCCTTACATATAACCCAATTGCATACTTTAATACTATAAATAGTATCGCTTATAACATCTCTTCAAGATGCTTCCACTTTATACCGATTACTCGGTTTATCTAACGACTATATGCAGCCGACTCATTTAATGTCTGAGTAAGACAAATTTTTGTAAGACCAATTATTTATTTTAGTACATTATTGGTTTGTTTTATAGTGATATCTTACTTTACACTTTCTCAGGCTTACCACATGAGATTGACATTCGTTAGAATCATCAGTAGCGGGGGTAAGAATCGAACTCACGAAGTCTGGCTTATGAGACCAGATAGGATACCAATCCTCCACCGCTATCTTTTATTTTATTCATATTGATATGTTCTCATACCACTTGTATAAGAAATAAAACGAGAATAATAGTAATGTAAAACACATACCTATTAAACCAACAAATATCCAATTAGATATTGTTACCGTTTGTATACCGTCATTGAAATTTACAACACCAGTGATTTGTAATACAACAGCAATTGTCATATACACTGCGATGCCAAATAATGCACCGAAACAACCTTTGATTATATTATCCATAGATAGCGTCTCCTTGTTTATTATAAAAAGATTATGATAAAGTCTCATTACTTATGATTCACTAAGTTGTTCCTTAAATAGTGTCAAGCATCAGCTATACTCTATTAGAGATACTGAAAGTCCGCTGCACGGTACGGTTGTCGACTTACCATAATGATAACTTTATCAAAGATTTGATGAACCATTATCTAAATACTAATGGTAATACTACACTATTCATCTTTGTGTAAGGGTCATTCTGTTGCCAAGTTACCCTTAAAATAGAACTCCGAATCTTATTCATGTGGTTGCCCACGTTATGCCATATAATCTAAACATTGCTGTCTAGAGATGGAAAAGTATAGCCAATGGTCAGTCCCTTGAACTATAACTACCCATACTTTAGCATAAACATCAAATATTAAGCTCAATGTGGTAATCTCCTTTAGTTAGAAAGTTATTTAAAGCGTGTTTATTGGTACAATGATGAGCGAAGCGATATAATATTGTGTCGAAGACACCTAAAATAAAAGATATTGAAGAAATCTCTGATTTCTACCTTGTTTCCTAAAAAAACAATAGTTGAGAAGAGCAATCATTCGCTTTGTGTGGTAATCAAGCAACTATGCAAATACTCTTCTCTAACTAAATGTTTCGAGAATGGGCTATACTATCTATTTGTTTCAATAGCACAACCCAAACCCTTGAAATACTACGCTACGCCATCCTCATCATCGTCTTCACTATCTCGTGCTTGAGGAGTTGAACCATCGTTGGTCATAGCATCTAATGCACTATGGTCTTCACCATTGGCATCAACAAATACTACATCTCTTTCGATGTTTTCAACACTACCATCGTCTTGAAGCGTAACTATCAAACGAGGATACTTCGCAACGAATGAAGATGGTGAAGTGTGACCAATATAAAGAGGTTGTAACTTCGCACTATCTTCGGTAGGGAGTGCACTAATACCCATAAATGATTGATTCGCACTATAAAAGCAACCATTCTTCTTGGAACTAACTCGTCCCATATAGGTTTTCTCTAAAGCCATAATATGATACTCCTTTTCTGACTAAAGTGAGGTGAAATGATTTCCAACGAAAATCATGAGAAGGGAAAACCCAACTCAAGGCGTCCCCCCCAGTGAATATGTGTACACCGCATTTGCCTCCATTTTTTTCGGAATTTTTTACTTTTAGTCTTGATTTGCACTTGACAATAGGGGTAGCTTCGGGGTGCGCGGGTGGGATTTAATAATAGATTCTAGTATACAATAGACAGTAATATACAGTAGTAGGAGTTGGCAGGAGATGACTGATAATGAAAAATATTTTGTCCGAGTTTTATTGGAAGTGGAGACGGAGGATATTCAGGTGGAGAAGAAAAATAAAGTCATGGAAGCTTTTTATTCTGATAAAATTACTTTTAAAAATCTCCAAGCGTCTTTAGATAAAATACACTCCTGGCGTACATAAAATATTTTTTTTATAATTTGTATATATAACGTGGGCAGTTATAGATTCTACAATGGCTGAGATAATAAATAATCTATCAAACAAGACGTTTGAAGAGCTAGAGGAGGCTTTAGAGAGTATGTCTATTGGAGATGACGGCAAGGGAATCATTGATATAGATGGTTCTGCGTATGTTATTCCTAGAAAAGTACTCCGATTAATTGATTCTTTGGCTACTGAGAATGAAAAGCTAAAGAAGAAGGGTTATGAATTATAAAGAAATAAAGGGCAAAAAACATTTTGTATATGATAATATTGCTGAATTTAAGAAAATAAAGAAACATACAACTGTTAAAAAGTGGAAAGACGACCCACAAGAGGGAGATTGGGTGATTGCAGACGATGGAGGAGTTGTCGAAATATTAAAAAGAAGTGACATATCACATCCATCAGATAGAAAAAATTGGAAAGCACATAAAGGCTATGTAAGAACTGTTGTTGGTACATTTTTACTAAATGATAAAACTGAGATGGACACAGATTTTGATATGCACCCAAATAGGTATACATTTTCTAAGAATTTAAAGAGGGCTAACGATAATTTTAAAAAACGAAAAAATATTACTAAAAAAGAAAAGCTATTTGCTACTGAAGTTATTGTAGGTAAGGATGCTGTAAGTGCTGTCCAAAACATATACAAAGAAAATGATTTCAATAAAGCAAAAAAGAAGGCAGTTCTACTATTAAAACAGGAGAGAATTATGAATGAAGTAGAAAAAGGTGTTGTTGATATAGCAAAAGGGCTTGGCATTGACCACGAATATGTACTTCGCAGGCTAAAAGCATTAGCAGATACAGGAGAAGAGGAGAATGTAGTCCTCCAATCTTTAAAAGAATTAGGTAAAATTATTGGGACATCGAATCCTACTACTAAACG